AACCCACAATATTGAGATCAACACTAATTGTAGGCTTCCATTTCATCCAAAAGTCTGAACGTTTGCACTCATAAGGTGCATCCATGCTCTTGATCATAATGCCTTCGAAACCTTCTGCCACTGATGCTTCAGCGAACCGTTGCATGATATCATGACCTTCGGCTGTGTCCAAGTTCACTTCTAGCCCATTCATAATACGCAGGCAGGGTGTTTCAAGCAGACGCTCCTTGGCACTATCAATCCATTCAATGCGTTTGTACTGTTGTATGTTACAATGCCCTTCTTGGAAACTATCCAACGGAATGATATCAAAAATGTGATAAACCATACCATCAGTTCGGGCATCACTTTTGCGGTGTGCTTGTTTCATCAGCTTCTGGAAGCTCTCGCCCACAATCTCGCCATCTAGTACAAAACGCCCACCGGTACCACGACCATATTGGAAGTGTTTGCGAGCATCTTCTACAGCATCTGCAATCTGCGGAAAGTTTTCAAACTCTTTGCCATTACGGCTGAACAAGGTAACATTACTGCCATCAACCACTGCCAACACACGCACACCATCCAGCTTGACTTCCAGACGTTTGATGCCTTTTAGTTTCTTGGGTTGGTCTGTGGAGTCTTGTGCCAGCTGGCAAGTAAACACAGGAATCTTGTATTCGGTCTTGCCCAGCACTTTGTTCAAGGTCTTTTCTGAGATTCCGCATCGTAGATCTTTAATCATCACACGCCGAGCCAAGTTGTTCCACTCATCTGAGTCAAACTCTTGGCTAAGAGATTCAACACTGTCACGGGCACGATTGCCTGTGATGTATCGTGTGCGCAGGGCTTCCAACAAGGCCCAAAATTTTGTCCAAGGGTTAGGCCTACCAGTCAGGCCCTCAGTCTCAGGCACCTGACGGATGTTAAATGTGTAGAAAGGATTGTAAGCCTGGTAGCAATTAAAGAGGAAACATTGTGCATCGGCACTGCCCAGTTTGGCGGCCATCAATGCTTTTTCAATTGTTTTTTCTTTGTGTATGCGACTGTCCGAACTTTCTAGATCACGGATCCAACCTGCCGCCACTATGCTGTCAAACCTTTCGTTTGAGAAGTCAGTTTCATTCATTATTTACAGCCTTACCATGAGGAGTTATAAAACACTTTTAAACCCAAGAACAATTCTGCTCGGGCCTTCTTGATGAACTCAAGATCTTGTGCTTTGTAGTAGTCGTCTGCAAAATCACCAAAGAAGAAACCTCGTGTGGGAGGCAGTTGATTGTGCGTTATTGCATGTTCCAGTTTGTCTAGATCCTCCCAAGTAAGTTCTAGTTCAACGCCGTTGAATGTACTGTACTCTACATTTTTAGATTCAGCAAGTTGTTCCATCCAACCATGTAGGTTAGGATGTTTACGCCAGTAGGCAAGTTCACGTTGACCAGTTTCGTAGTCTGCATTGGCCTTGGCGGCGGTGTATGCATACATGTCGAGACCCATTATTTTGCTCCTTGTTGATGACGGTATTCACGCTTGAGCCAATATTTGTATTTGTTGAAGTATTCTTTCAACTCATACTTGGGTGGCAACATACCCAGTGATTGTAGTTCGTCGAGGTGGTCATACCACATCTCTCGCAACCATGCACGGAATGTCATGCGGCCTCCAGCATGTTGGCTGGTACATTGAACAAGCCTGCATTGGTCTTGACAAGAATAAATTTGATTTTGACTTTGTTAACTGTGCCAACATAAGTCAGGCCATTGCGATTGCTGGTGAACTTCACAGAGTCGCCTGGCTGGAATGCTCGTTTGTTTTGCTTGGCCAGGCTGGCCCGTGCAAACTTCACTGCCGAAATTACAGATTCCAGTTCTACATTAGAAAGATTACCAAACATGATAGCAGAATTGATTTGCTGAATAGTGCTGAGTTTTTCCATCTTGGTCTCCTGTTAAGTTTCTGTACAAGTATTATAACAAATTGGGAATATTCGGTCAACCACGCAACCGCTTGACCAACAACTGATTTAGAGTTGGCTTGAGTCCCAGTCGTTTGCGGAACAGTTCTCCCAGGGTTGGCTTTTTGTTTTTTGTCATCTTCTTTTCCTTTTTTGTTTTCATGTTCTAATTATAGCAAAAGAGCAATTATCGGTCAACCATAAAAAAAGCCCTACACGCAGAAGGGCTTTTGTAGTACTTGAGTATTACTTTTTGATCAGTAGTACTTTGGTATTAGAACGTGTGGCGTATACCAACTGCGGTGCGCTTTGTTACACCAGCAGCGGCTGTGGCACCTGCTGTGTTAGTGTCAGCATCACGAGTATCAAGACGTGCATACAAGGTGGTTCTTTTGCTTAGGTCATGATTCACACCGTACCCAAGAATTTTCTTGTCTACATTGGCTGTGCTCTTTTCGTTGCTGGAACCAGTTGAAATCATGAAGCTGGTAGCACCGACGGTGTACTTGGCACCAAACATCTGTCCAACCTGGTCAATGGCGGTGGCAGTGTTTTGTTTTTCTGTCCAACGAGCACCATACACAGTTGCGGCACCAATCTGGTAGTTGGCCGACAACAGGCTAAGAGTGTTGTTGGTACCGGCTTCTAAGGCCTGTGAACCAGGGGTAATAAATGATGCTGTGGTGGTGGCCAAAGTGCCTGATTGTTCAATACGTTGAGAGGCATACTGCACACTCAAAGGACCATTGGCATATTTTACACCATAGTCAACCACACTCTGAGCATTGACGCTGGCACTGGGTGGCACATACAAATAAGAACCACTAAAACCTGCTACTGCAGGAGATTCATAACGAATGGCTCCATTGAAACGTGTGGGTGCAGATTGTGCTGTGTGAGTTGCTGTGGCACTGTAACGAGTAAAGATGTTACCGTTTGATCCATAACCTGAACCAATAGCAGTCCCGAGTGCTGAGCCGTTGAGCCATGTTTCCAAGATGTTTGAGTTCACACGACCAAGTTTCACAGTGCCCCAATTGGCTTCTGTACCGATAAAGGCTTCTTGACCAACACCCACAGTGCCTGCTGTGGTTGAGTTGTATGAGGTGCCTTCAACACCAGCACCATTAATAAAATCAGGTGTGAGTTGCAGTTTGAAATTGGCACGTAGGCCGCTGCCCAAATCCTCAGTGCCTCCGATAGTAAGCACTGTGGTAGATGAATTGTTGGCCGCAAGGCCTTTGGTATTGACACCAGTGGCTGCATTGGTGAACAACAGGCCGGTGTCAACCAAGCCAGTGATGTTGACAGCACTTTGAGCAAACACAGAGGTAGCCGCAAGTGCAATCATGATTGCGAAGATTTTCTTCATTAGTTTTTCCTTTTAAAAGTAGAATGACATAAGTCAATCTGTATTATATAGCAGTGTTTGTACTAAGTCAACACAAAATCAACCTCAAAGTAGCCGTTTTATGTGTTAACTGGGAGTATTACCGGAATTGGTGCCACCACTGCATCACTAGGTACCTGAGTGTTATTGTACAAGCCTCTGGCATTCAACCGTTCCTGATTGCGGCCTTCTCTCATGGCACCAATGATGGCCTGGCCGCCTAGTGTTGTGGTGTCTGCTAGGTTTTCCAAAAACTCAGCAGCATCACCTTGGGCAGTGAGACGACCATAGTAGGCCAAATTTTGCACAAAACTCTTGGTGCTGTTTGCATCGCCTGCTTGCAACAAGAAATAATCAACTCCGGCTTGGCTGGTATACTTGGCGCTTAAATTCATCAAGTTGGCCATGTAGGTCCAGGCTGTGTTCATTGTCGCCACTTGAGGCGGATGCACCGAATTAATACTTGCTATTTCTGCATTGGCATTAGCAATGAGTGTTATCATAGCGGCATCATTTGCCGAACTCAACATGTCAATGTAGATTTGAGATAAATCATCTAGGCCAGTACCAAGCCCGTCAATAATATCAGCGACGTCAGTAAGCCGTGCGGCAAAGTCATTGCTGTCTAGTGCCAAGCCCAGCACATCATAGGTGGTGAGTACTCCGCATGGCCCTGTGCCTGTGGCCACTTCGGTTGCAAAAAATGCAGCCACGCTGGCCGGTACTGGTGTGGTCTGTTGTTGAATCAGCGGCAGATCAGCCATGGTACTGAGACCGCCCAGTGAGGTTTCTGACCAGTAGTTGCTGTTTGTAATGTCCACTCCTGGCGGAACTACAAAATTGCCCGGAGTACAGCCTGGTGATTTGGCTCGATAAAATGTGGGCACAGGCGAACCCACGCTGACCACATCATTGGCTAGATATTCTTGCGTTGGATCCCACTCTTGGTCAACAGAGCCAAGTATTGTGTTGGCCAATTCGGGCAGTGTAGTTGTGCCAATGTTGTTGATTTGTTTCAAGGCCACTTCAATGGCCTTGTTGGCCACTGCATCAGCAGGTGGAATAATTTTGCCCAGTTCGTCACAACCCGATGCTGTGGGTAGATATGAGTTGACAATGGGTGTGACACTGGAATTCACACTACCGTCGTTGCCAAATATAGGCACCGCGCCCGCAGGTGTG